ATATCGCAATTAGATATCTCCAGTTGCATAGATTACAAATAACTGTTAGAACTGACGACAATAGGGCGTTCAGATATGCAAAAGCGATTGGGTTTGAAACTGAGAGCGTGATGCAAAAGTACGGCCCAGATCAGATTGATTACTTACTTATGGCGAGGTTTTGATATGGGTGGATTATTTGGCGGCGGCGGTGGCGGCCCAGATATGTCAGGTCAGATGGCTGCACAGCGCGAAGAAAACGCTAGGCTAAAACAACAAGCAGATGAGGAGCGCAGAGAGCTGGCCGAGCAGGCAGCTGGTCGCGTTACAGCTCGTAGACGCGGCGGCTCAAGAATGTTGTTGGCAGATACGCGCTTAACTCCAGAGACTGGTGTTGAGCAAACTTTAGGTGCAAATAAAGGAATGGGAGTTTAATCATGGGTGGAGCAGTTAAAGCAGTAGGGCAAGCAGTTGGCCTTGAAAAAAAACCAAGCGCACCAGCGGCGCCAGCACCAGTCCCAGCGGCTGAAGAGCCAAAGGTAAATAAAGCAAGCGCAGCTGATGAGATGATGGGCGCTCGTATGCGTGGCGCTCGCCGCCGTGGTCGTCAACTTTTATCTGATGCACGTTTAAATGCAGAGTCAGGAGTAGAAACTTTAGGCGGGGGTAATAGCCTTGGACAATAAAGCAAAGATGCAGAAAAAAGTTAGCAAGGTTATGCGCGAGTATAAAGCTGGCGGTTTGCATTCTGGCAAGGGTGGCCCTGTTGTTAAGGATCAAAAGCAAGCCGTAGCTATTGCTATGTCTGAAGCTGGAATGGAAAAGAAAAAATGAAAGCTGGACTATACGCCAATATTCACGCCAAGCGTGAGCGCATTGCTGAAGGCTCTAAGGAAAAGATGCGTAAGCCTGGTTCGCCTGGCGCTCCTACTGATGCCCAATTTAAGCAGGCAGCTAAAACTGCAATGAAGCCTAAGAGCAAGTAATGGCCATTACAGTTGAGCGTGAGTCGCTTACTACCAAATCTCGCCATGTTTCTCCAAGCTACGTTGATAAAGATAACGTACAGACTCTTGCGAGTTCGGATAGACCGTTCCCGATTGTAGATGTAAACCATCTGCGGTTGCATGAGGGAAGAGCGTACTACGTTTACAAGATGTACCCATACGCTGCTGGGTTGGGTGCTGGTGCAAGTATTGATATAGCAATTGCGTGGCCAGCCAATTACTCTGCCCACGCTGTTTTTGATTATGGTGGATCTGGTGAGTCTGAGTTTTTTGTATACGAGTCACCAACCACAAGCGGTGGCACATCAATGACCATCAATAGGCGCAATAGGGTTATTACGACTGCGAGCGCAGCAGCTGCTGTACTAGCACCAACTGTTACAGCAACAGGCACAGAAATATTAGCGGAGTTTGTGCCAGCCAACAAACAAGGCGGTGGAGGTCAGCTGTTTACATTTGAATTTATTTTAAAACCTCTAACTACTTATTTATTTCGTTTTACCAATGTTAACTCTCAAGCACACGCAGCACACTTAATGGTTGAGTGGTACGAATGAGGAAAGAGCATAAGAGTCCTAGCGGTGGCCTTACTGAGGCTGGTCGTAAATACTTTAAGCGGACAGAGGGCGCAAACCTAAAGGCTCCTGTAAGCGAAGGTGTTAACCCGCGGCGCGTATCGTTTGCTGCTCGTTTCGGTGGTATGGCTGGGCCGTTAACAGATGAGAATGGAAAGCCTACACGTTTGAAGTTAGCGCTGAAGGCATGGGGATTTGGTAGCAAAGAGGCAGCTCGCAACTTTGCAAATAAGCACAAAAAGGATTGATATGGCTGAGATGATGCGTTTAAAACCAGAGGACATCCTCAAGCGGCACGACATTGCGCTGCGTAAGAAAGAGGATTTTCGCGATCTATATGATGAGGCATACGAGTTTGCTCTGCCACAGCGTAATCTGTACGATGGGTATTACGATGGCAAAGTAGGCGGCGCTAAGAAGATGAACCGCGTATTCGATGCTACTGCTATCAACTCTACGCAGCGTTTTGCTAACCGTATCCAGTCAGGCATATTCCCGCCACAGCGCAGATGGTGCCGTTTAGAGTCTGGCCCAGATATTCCAGATGACCGTAAAGCAGAGGCCAACGCAGCTCTTGATATTTATACCGAAAAATTGTTTGCAACCATCAAGCAATCGAACTTTGATATTGCAGTTGGTGAGTTCTTGCTGGATCTGTCAGTCGGCACCGCAGTAATGATGGTGCAGCCTGGTGATGATATCTCGCCTATCAACTACATTCCTGTGCCACAGTTTTTGGTTGCATTTGAGGAAGGCGCCAACGGTCAAGTAGATAACGTATACCGCCGTATGCGTATCAAAGGCGAGGCGATTATCCAGCAATGGAAAGACGCAATTATCCCTGCCGATCTGCAAACCAAAATTGACAATAAACCCACAGAAGATGTGGAGCTAATCGAGGCTACTGTATTTGATCCTAAGCGTGGCGACTATTGCTATCACGTAATACACAAAGAGTCTAAGGAAGAAGTTGTTTACCGCAGACTAAAGCATAGCCCTTGGGTTGTTAGTCGCTATATGAAAGTCGCTGGCGAGATATACGGCCGTGGCCCATTGATTACAGCTCTGCCAGACATCAAGACATTAAACAAAGTAAAAGAGCTGGTACTTAAAAATGCTAGCTTGGCTATCTCAGGCGTATACACAGCGGCAGATGATGGTGTTTTAAATCCAGCTACCGTTAAGATTATCCCCGGTGCAATTATCCCAGTAGCGCGTAATGGTGGCCCACAAGGCGAATCATTAAAACCGCTGCCACGCGCTGGGGATTTCAACGTATCGCAAATTATTATTAACGACCTCGTAACCAACATCAAGCGCATATTGCTGGATGAGTCGCTGCCGCCTGACAATATGTCTGCTCGATCTGCTACAGAAGTAGTAGAGCGCATGAAGGAGTTAAGCCAAAACTTAGGCTCTGCGTTTGGTCGTTTGATTAACGAGACAATGATTCCATTGGTAAGTAAGACTTTACAGGTTATGGATGAGCGTGGCCTGATCGATCTGCCATTGCGCGTCAATGGGCTAGAGGTTCGCGTTGCCCCAATCGCTCCGCTGGCTATGGCTCAGAATATGGAGGACGTAACCAACACAATGCAGTTCGTACAGATGGCTGCACAGTTAGGGCCAGAGGGTCAAGCCACACCGAAGTACGGTGAGATTATTGACTTTATTGGCGACAAGCTCGGCGTACCAAGTAGACTACGGGTATCGGCTGAAGAGCGTCAATTTAACTTGGAGCAGGCAGCGCAACAAGCGCAGCAATTAGCGCAGCAAAATCCTGAGATGTTAGATGGCGCAGATACAGATAAGAAAATATTAGATATGCTTGGTGTTAATAACATAGCGGGAGCAATGCCAAATGCGTGATGATGTCGCAAGAGCACTTGCAACTAAAGCATTAGAGGTTGCACAAAAAGCAAAAAGCCAGCAAGGCCCAAAAGGTGAGAAGGGCGATCCTGGTCAAATTATTGTGCAGCCTAACAAGGGCGACCAAGGAGAGCAAGGCCCGATGGGGCCACAGGGTATCCCCGGCAAATCCATTACTGGCCCTAAAGGCGACAAAGGCGATAAGGGTGATGCTGGCTTAAAAGGTGATAAAGGCGACCAAGGCGCAGCCGGAAAAGACGGAGCTCAAGGCGAGCGCGGAGAGCGTGGCTTTACTGGCTTAAAAGGAGCTAATGGTAGCCAAGGCCCAATAGGCCCAATGCCTAAGCATGAGAAAAAAGGTTTGATGATTCGCTTTGAAAAAGAACCTGGTACATGGGGCGAGTGGATTGTTATGCCTACAGGTGGTGGCGGTGGTGGCCGCGATGACAAGCTCACAGACCGTCAGGCAGAATTGGTTGCTTTAGCTGAATTCTATAAGACGCGTGGATCTAATACCAATAAATACATTAAAAGTGATGGAACAAATTTAACTTGGGACACATTAGACGCTGGTGATATTACTGGCTTTGGTACAATAGCAACTCAAAATGCCAACGCAGTTGCCATCACAGGTGGCTTAGTTAGTGGAACACGCATTAACCCTAGAGTATTAGCATCAACCGCTAACTCTGCTACACCTACTTTAAACACCGATAGTTACGACATGATGGTGATTACTGGTCAATCAGTAGCCATTACGTCATTTACCACCAACTTAACTGGCACACCTGTCAATGGTCAAAAGTTAATTATTTCCATTACGGGAACAGGTGCTATTGCTATTACATGGGGTGCTTCATTTGAATCATCTACAGTAACTTTGCCAAGCACTACAGTTACTACAGCTAGACTAGATATTGGTTTTATTTGGAACGTAGCCACAACTAAGTGGCGTTGCGTAGCGGTGGCATGATGATAAAAATTGACTTTGTTATTGAACAAAATGGTGAAAGATTTTCCGATGCTTTGCACCTAGAAGATAACCACACATTTACTGATGAAGAAATTGAAGCAATGAAACAAGCTCGATTTGATAATTGGTACGTTATTATTAATACACCAACCGAAGAAGTGCCACAAGGTGAATAATGGCAACTAGATACTGGAGAGGTGGCACAGGAAGTTGGACAAACGTAGCCACAGCTAACTGGTCTGCCACATCGGGCGGTGCTGGTGGTGCGTCTGCTCCTACGCTTGCTGATGATGTTATTTTTGACGCAGGTTCTAATACGGGAACAGGTGCATTTACTGTAACTGTTTCAACTGGTGCAGTATGTAGAAATATAAGTTTTGGCGGTGCTGGCGGTAATCTTGATGGAGCAATGACCTTGGCTGGTACTGCCGCATGGTCTATTTATGGAAGTATGACCCTTGTTTCCACAAATTTAACCTTTAGCTATAGTGGTGCTATAACTTTTGCTTCAACAACTACAGGTCAAACTATCACAAGTGCAGGAAAAATATTTAGTGGAACTTTAAATTTTAATGGTGTTGGTGGTGGGTGGACATTACAAGACCCTTTATCAGTATCAGCTTCTAGTGGATTTAACTTATTAGCTGGTGCTGTAAACACTAATAACCAAACAGTTACTTCAACTGGTGGCAGCAGTAATTTTATTACATCAGGAACTGCTACACGGTCATTAACACTCGGAACTACATCATTTAACTGTTCAGGAATTATTACTGCGTGGAACATCCAGTCAACAACTGGATTTACGCTTAGTGCAGCATCATCAACCATTACCTTAACTGGAAGTTCAAATCCTTTTGCTGGCGGTGGTTTAACATATAACACAGTAAATTTAAACGGTGGTTCAAGTGTTACTTTTGATGGTGCAAACACAATAACTACTTTAAATATCAATGGAGCAGGTATATCTTCCATTGGATTTAATGCCGCAAATATAATTACTACGCTTAATTGCACATCAATTACAAACACAGGTATTTGTACGTTTAGTTTAAGTGCAGACCAAACTTTTACTAATTTAAACCTTTCTACAGCAAGCGTAATAAGAAGAATTTTTGTATTTAGTAACGGTGTAGGAACACCAAGAACAATTACTTCAACAACTAGAACCGTATCTAACGTAGATTTTAGAGATATTACGTTTGCAGGATTGCCGCTTACTGGAACAAGTTTAGGTGATTGTGGTGGTAACAGTAATATTACGTTTGACTTGCCAAAAACTGTTTATTGGAATTTAGCTGGAGCGCAAAACTGGTCAGCAACAGCATGGGCATTATTAAGCAATGGCATACCCGCTTTAGCTAATTTCCCGTTAGCGCAAGATACAGCCATATTTGACGATGCAGGGTCTGTTACTGGAACAATAACAGTAAACGCTGGTTGGAATATTGGAACGCTAAATATCACCAAAACTGGTGCTATGACGCTTGCTACAGGTACAACTATTCCACAAATTTATAAAGATTTAACACTTGGTATAGCTACCACACTAAGTGGTACAGGAACAATTAATTTCTTTGGTCGCAATACAACACAAACAATTACATCAAATGGCGCAACTTTTACCCAGCCAATAATCTCAAACGCATTTGGCAGTACATTAAATTTAGGAAGTTCTTTAACAAGTGGTAGTAGTTTTGCTGTAAATAGAGGCACTTTTGACACAAGCAATTACAACTTCACTTCTACTACTTTTAGCTCGGTTGGTGCTTCTACACGGTCATTAGTATTTGGAACTTCTACTATTTCTTTGACTGGAACTGGAACTGTTTGGAATACCGCAACTGGAACTGCAATATCATCCATAAGTGCGGCATCTTCAACTATTAACTTAACTAGTGGTAGTGCTACAAATAGAGTCTTTAATGCGGGAAACATAGCTTCTTACATATTTGGTAATTTAGGTATTAATGGTGTAACAGGCACAAATGTTACGTCTATTAGTGGTGGAGCTTCAGGTGGTGGACACACATTTAACACTATTTCTAGTAATAAAACCGTAGCCCATACTGTAACCTTTGGTTCTCTTATTACATATTTTGTTAGTAACTTTACCATTAGTGGAACTGCTGGAAATATAGTAACCATTAATTCAAACTCAGCAGGTTCTCAATTTACGATAAGTAAATCTAGTGGAATTGTAAGTTCTGATTATTTAAGTATTAGAGATAGCAACGCTACGGGTGGTGCTTCATGGTATGCAGGGGCAAATTCAACCAACGTCAGCAATAATACAGGATGGATATTTACCGCACCCCCAGCAGGTAATACATCTAGTTTCTTTTTAATGTTTTAATAAATGCATAAGGCTTTTAATGAATGATGGATGGGAAGGGCTGCAAGAGATATCTCTAGACATTAGAGATTCAATGCAGGCTGTAGAAGATTTGAATAAGCTATGCCTCAGAGTATTGGGTACTGAGGATGGCAAAAAGCTCATGGGATGGCTACGCGCCTCCATACTAGAGCAACCAGTCGCCACGCCTGGTAGCGACTCTAGCTTTGCTTACTACCGAGAAGGGCAGAACAGCATTGTTAGAGACCTTGAAGCGCGGCTAATTAAAGCTAGGAAAATGTAAAAATGAATGACGAAGCGAACCAACCCGCAGCAGATAGCGGCCTATTGGATTCAGCAACAGTTGATGACAGTAATGCCGCAGAACAGCAAGACTCAAATAGCACAGCTATAAGCCATTTGGCTCCACAAGAAGATGACTCTCCCTTAGAAAGACCCGATTGGTGGCCAGAGAACTTTTGGAAAAAAGACACTACTGAGCCAGACTTAGAGGGCATTGCAAAATCATGGTCTGACTTGCGTAAGCAGATTAGCCAGGGCAAGCACAAAGCCCCAGCAGACGGGCAGTACGATACCGCAGTATTTGGATCTACCCCAGATACAGACCCCGTAAAAAGCCACGTTTTAAACTGGGCTAAGGAGTATGGCGTATCGCAGGCCGCGCTAGATACCCTAGTTGGTGAAGTGGTTAAAATGGGTGGTGAGCAGGTCGAGCAAGGTCAGCGCACCATTGAGCAAGAGCGCGCAGCTCTAGGCCCTAATGCCGATGTTGTAATCAAAGGCATGACAGACTGGGCGCGTGGGCTAGTAAACAAAGGCATCTGGGGTAAGGATGACTTTGAGGAATTTAAGTATATGGGCGGCACAGCCAAGGGTTTAAAAGCCCTAGCTAAAGTACGGGAGGCTTACGAGGGTACTCGGATTCCTACCCAGTCCATGCCAGTTGAGGGAGCCCCATCTAAGGATGAGCTCTATCAGATGGTAGCGGATCCTAAGTACAAGACAGACCCAGCATACCGAGCCAAGGTAGAGAAGATGTTTAACTCGACTTTTGGTCAATAGATCCTTCACGGGAGTGGCTTGCCCCGGCGCAGTACGGCCGGGGTTTTTTTACGCCTATAAAAATATTTAAACAAACTGTTGCGTTTTAGTAACACTTCTGCTAGAAACTCCATAAGGCATACCATTTAATTGGCCCTTAATGCAGATATCTCTGCCGAATGGCTAGCGTAACTAGCAAGCATACGGCCCTGCAAAACAGGCTAACCGAAGCAATAAACCTTAATTTTTTGTTTACCTATCTTAGGAGATTTTCAAATGAGCATTTCATTATCTAATGCCTTTGTAACTCTATTTGATGCTGAGGTAA